GCCGAGCAGGAAGAGCCCAAAGGCGAGGACCTGGACGAATATTCCATTAAGGTCAAAAAACGCATTGATAAGATGACCGCTAGGCTTCGTGAGGCTCAACGCCGCGAAGAAGCCGCCTTAGAATATGCGAAAAAAATGCAGTCAGAGAACACTTCTCTGCAAGAGCAGTATCGTCAGACCAGCACTGAAAGGCTGACGGAGTCTCAGAACAGGGCTGAATCACAGATTACTGCGTTAAAACAGGTAATTAGGAAAGCCCGTGAAGAAGGTGACATTGACACCGAAACTGAGGCACAACAGCGTTTGACCTCACTGGTCTACGAGCAACAGCGTTTAGGTGAGCAGGTCCAACAGGCACAGTATCAAGCACAACAGCCTGTCCAGCAGGAACAGCCTGAGGTCCTCCAGCCAAGAAGACAGCCGGACGCTAGGGCCGAAGAATGGGCTGAAAGTAACCCATGGTTTGGCACGAACACCGTAATGACGCATACTGTGTACGGAATTCATAACGAGTTGGTTAAAAACGAAGGGTTTGACCCGACGACCGACGAGTATTATGATGAAATAGATAGGCGCATGCGCCAAATGTTTCCGCAGGAGTACGAAGAGCCTGCGCAAAAAGACAACAGGTCGTCCCGTCCCGTGCAAACGGTGGCACCTGCAACCCGTTCATCGGGAGTAAATAACGCACGCCGCACTGTAAAGCTGACACCAAGTCAGGTTGCGATAGCCAAAAAACTGGGAGTCTCTCTTGAAGACTATGCCAGACATGTGAAGGACTGATCCTATGAGTGATGACGTTAAAAAAGTACCATCCCTAAAACGCACTAGCCGCGATACTGAAACTCGTGAGGCAACTGCGCAACGCAAACCATGGGCACCACCTTCTAGGCTGGATGCTCCTCCTGCTCCTGAGGGTTATAGACACCGCTGGATTAGGATGAACATCGCTGGTGCTGAAGATAAGATGAACGTGACTGCAAAGTTACGTGAAGGATATGAGCTGGTTCGCGCCGACGAATATCCTGATTATCACACAGCGCATATTGAAGACGGCGAATACGCCGGAGTCATTAATTCTGGAGGAATGGTGCTTGCACGTATTCCCGAGGAATCAGCCGAAGAACGTCGAGCATATTATTCAAGTCGGACACAGGACCAAATTTCTGCGGCTGACAACGATTTGATGAAATCTAATGCCCATTCGAGCATGAAGATTAATTCACCAGAACGAAACAGCCGTGTGTCACTCGGTGGACCCCGTGGTGGGAACACTGATTAACCTTTGAAAAAGGACAAAGATCATGGCAAATGTCGATAAAGCGTTTGGCCTACGTCCGCTTGGCAATCTCTCCGCCTCTGGTTCTCAGAAGCAGTACGGTTACGAAATTGCCGACAATCAGGCCGGAGCTATTTATCAGGGCGACCTAGTCACTCTGAAAGATGGCTATATTCTCCAGTTCGATCCTTCTAGCCACACTGCGGCTGTAGGTGTGTTCAATGGCTGTAACTACATTGATCCAACAACTGGTAAACCCACTTGGAAGAACTACTATCCGGGTTCCGTCAACATTACTCAGGGCAAGATTGTCGCTGACGTAATTGACGATCCTAATCAGCTCTTCATCATCCAGAACGATGGCACTTCTAGTGCCGCCGACTATGGTAAGAATGCTGATATCGTTGTAGGCACTGGTAGCACTACTACTGGTGTTTCTGCTAACGAGCTGGATACCTCCTCAATCGCAACTACTGCGGCTCTTAACCTGAAGATCGTTGGTCTTTGGGATGTACCCAACAATGCTGTTGGTGCTAACGCTGTCGTCGTTGTTAAAATCAATGAACACCTGTACGGAAGTGCTGGTGTTGCCGGACAGTAAGGAGTAATACGACATGGCTATTTCTCGCGCACAACTGGTGAAAGAGCTTGAGCCCGGTCTGAACGCCCTGTTCGGTCTGGAGTACAGCTCTTACGATAATGAGCACGCTGAAGTCTACGAAACCGAGTCATCTGACCGGGCATTCGAGGAAGAGGTGATGCTGTCAGGCTTCGGTGAAGCCCCTGTGAAATCAGAAGGTGCTGGCGTTGCATACGATCAGGCACAGGAAGTTTACACAGCGCGCTACACACACGAGACCATCGCACTGGCCTTCTCACTGACTGAGGAAGCTATTGAGGACAACCTCTACGATAGTCTTGCGAAGCGTTACACTAAAGCACTCGCACGTTCTATGGCGACGACCAAGCAGATCAAGGCCGCCGCTATCCTGAACAATGCCTTCACAACCTCTATCGGTGGTGACGGTAAGCCTCTTTGTGCTGATGATCACCCCACTCTTGGTGGTGCTGATCTTGCCAACGAGCTTGCCACTGCGGCAGACCTTTCAGAAACCTCTCTTGAGCAGGCTCTGATTGACATCGCCGCTTTCACTGACGAGCGTGGCCTGAAGATTGCGGTACAGGGCACTAAGCTGGTAATTCCAAAGGAACTCCAGTTCACTGCTGACCGTATCCTCAAGTCTACTCTCCGTGTAGGCACAGCGGATAACGACATCAACGCCGTTCGCAACATGGGAATGGTGCCTCAGGGCTACACAGTCAACCACTATCTGACTGACCCTGACGCATTCTTCATCATGACTGACGCGCCTAACGGCATGAAGATGTTCCAGCGTACTGCTATGAGCACTGGCTTCGAAGGCGACTTCGAAACCGGCAATGTACGCTACAAGGCTCGTGAGCGTTACAGCTTCGGCTTTAGCGACCCACGCGGTATATTCGGTTCTCCGGGTACTCCGTAAGCTAAGTAAAAAGGGAAAAGGGGCACTTGTTGCCCCTTTTCTTTTGCTATACTATTTATCTATCCCTGACAGGTGCAATCCCGCGCCTGACACTAGCCACGACAGGAGATAACACATGGCTACTACTACCTTCTCAGGTCCCGTTGTATCAAATAACGGATTCACTGGTGACGTCACAGGTGACATCACAGGTGACATCACAGGTGACGTTACTGTTACCAACTTTGTAAAATTAACCGCAATAACCACAAGTGCCTTACCTACTGCCGCCGCCGCTAATGCGGGTCAGGTTCGTTTGATAAGTGACAATGGCGCTGGCAATAACGAATATTGTTTGGTTATCAGCACTGGCGCGGCGTGGGTGACTGCTATAGGTGCCGCACTGACTTAATAGGAGATACCAATGAGCAGTAGTAATATACAAACGGTCACTAAGACCGCTGATGCTTCTGCGGTATTGGGCCGTTGCAGGTTATTAGGGGTTTATTTCACTAACACCGCAACAGCCTCTTCTTTCTCCTTGAAGGATGGCACGACTTCGGGCGGTACGGCAAAGCTAACTATCAACACGCCTGCCGTTGCTGGCGCACAGGACTTATTTATCCCTGATGCAGGGGTTCTGTTTGAAACAGGCGTCTTTATTGACGTAAATGATGTCAATGTAACCAGCGTTACCTTGTTCTTCGAAGGAGGAGCGGCGCAGTAACATGGCAACTAAGCCGAAAAAGCGCAAAGGCATGGGAATAAAGACTTCGGTGAAGTCAGGTAATTTTCGCGCTACGAAAAAAGGCGCAGGCATGACGAAAAAAGGCGTAAAAGCCTATCGGAAAGCCAACCCCGGCAGTAAGTTGCAAACGGCTGTAACGGAAAAATCGCCGTCCAAATCTAGGGCAAAACGACGTAAATCGTTTTGTGCTAGATCAGCGGGACAGATGAAGCAGTTCCCCAAGGCGGCGAAAGACCCAAACAGCAGGTTACGGCAGGCCCGTAGACGTTGGAGGTGCTAAATGCCCAGAGCTAAAAAAGCTCCAGCAAAACGAAAAGCAAAGCCTAAATCTAGGGTAAACGAGGCGGGTAACTATACCAAGCCTACGATGCGTAAAAGCCTTTTCAACCAGATTAAGGCAGGTAGCAAGGGCGGTAAGCCCGGACAGTGGAGTGCAAGAAAAGCCCAGATGCTGGCAAAGCAGTACAAAGCTAAGGGCGGAGGCTACAGGACGTAATGGCCTCTTTGCGCAAGCCACAGAAGTCTTTAAAGAAGTGGACCAAGCAGAAATGGCGTACCAAAAGCGGTAAACCATCAACGCAGGGCCCAAAGGCTACAGGAGAGCGATATCTCCCTGAAAAGGCTATAAAGTCTTTGAGCAGTAAGGAATACGCCGCAACTTCTCGAAAGAAAAGGGCGGACACTGCAAAGGGCAAACAAGTGTCTAAACAGCCAAAAAAGGTGGCTAAGAAGACTAGAAGGTACCGAAAGAAGTGAAGTATTTTTTACGCAATGGTACGGAACATAAGGGAAGCACCCATAAGCATCAAGACGGCACTGTTATGTCAGGGGCGAGAATGGGAAAGAATTCCAAGAGATTGTTTAAATTTACGCAGTTATCAAAGACTGCCCAAATGAGAGCACAACGAGGTAAATAAAATGGCTGGACGTGGAATGGGAGCCGCTACCAAAGGCGGTGGATGTGTAGGTTCTGGCGGTCGTAACAAGATGACTTCAAAGCCCTCTTCAAAGGTAGCTGTCATGATGAAAGACGGCGGC